TTCAGACACACTTTCATTGCACTGGTGAATAAAAGATACAGAACTCTAGGACATAGAAGAAAAGCTTATCAACCAACCACTGCCACTACATAAGTCATAATCAAGATACTAGACATCCTTCAGGAAGCTTGCATAGTGTAATCCAGAGGATATTAGGTAAATGAGAATAATCAAATCATGAATTACCATGATATCTGTAGAAGATACTTCGGATCAGAATATGTTCCAACCATTGATGAATACATGAATGGAGGGAAAATCTAGTATAATTTCTTGTCACACCACAACATGATTAATTTCTTGAGATCATGTGGCATATTCTTCATCATGAATAGACTACCTAGGACAGGATCATATGTGAAAACCAAGGCTTAGAGAAGAAGTCAGCAAAATCACTCTGAGAAGAAGAAGGGTTTCTACAGAACAGATAAAGGAAAGCAGGTTAAGCAAGAAGCTAAAGAAAAGAAAACCATGTCTGAGCTGGAAAAAGCTCGAGCCCTTGTTCCACCTCAGAGAGCACCACAATTCCCGGATCTCTTTGAAGAGGTTAAGGAGGAAATGGAAGAGGATGATCAAACCATCAGATGGAGGGGAGAAGGCAACCTGCTGACATATGAAGATGAGATGATCAAAGCATACTATCTCTCTAAAGCTAACACAGCTCCCTACATCAAGGGTATGCGTCTATATGAGATGGAAACTGATGGAAAGTGTGCAATTGGCTCTTATGCTGTGTACAAAGGTATCTCTCTCAATTATGCCAGATCTGATTACATCAAGTGGTTGACTTATTAGAAAAATGCAACCAAAGATGTTGCATTCGCAGAAGAGGAAAAATCCCTAATAGCAGCTCAGATGGAATGAGACAACACATGGACAGTCAACAGTGTCATATTCATACAGTTCTTGCAAGAGAAGAAAGTTGCTCACATTGCTGGAGACAATTTTGGAAATATATGGCCTGACTCTGAAATAATCTTATACATGGAATCTCCTGATCACTGCAATCTGCTCACAACTAGATAGCAATTAACTCACATTGAATTAACTGATATTCTCAAAGCGACAGATCAAAAGATTTGGGTGACAAATCTTAACTTGAAATGGAGATCCTAATTCAAGAGAGGAGAATTGATTCTCTGAGACATGGAATCCTCCTACCAGCAAAGACAAAACACACCAATGTGGATAATAGAACTCTTGTCTGAAAGGTGGGTATAGAGCACAAAGAACATAGGCTACCAATTAAAACTCATAGAGGGATAAATGACCTAGTAGAAATGGAAGGAAATGAAGCAAGCTCCTTCGTAGACTGATATAGAGTCACTAACTTCATCCGTGGCCTACACTGAAGCTCTAAGCAATGAAGCTTTAATCTCAAGGAGATAGCAACAATAAATTGACTTCGTATCAAAGAATAGTTGAATTAATCCCCCTGTGAAGAACAATACCTTCACCAAGAAGAGAGATTTTCTTAAGCAAGAGGTAATGATGAGAATGGAGATGGGTTTCCACTTTGAACCAGCACTGGCTCAGACTTCCCTGGGACTGAAAAACAGCATAACACCTGCTGGCATGGATAGAGTCATGTCACTACTTGCTAAATTCATGTCCCAAGAACAGTATAATGTAGGAGTGGATCACCACTATATCTTCCAAGCTCAAAGAACCAAAGCTATCTTAGACTTTGAAGTCTTAGCTCAGCAATATGACTAGCTCATAGTAGTTGGATCATCTCTCAAGAGGGAAAGATTTGCGAGTTTTGCTGGACT